GGGTCATCTATAGCATCTTGTATCTCTTTATCAGTACTGGTGCCACCCACATAATGCAGGAATCGTTCCGTCCTGCCATTGCGAAGAACACGCTGTCTCATGAATACCTTGCCTTTTACACTATCTGGAAGGCCTAGTGGCTCAGTATCGCCACTAGCTTCTTGCCCTCGGCCAGGTACTCCTCCTGTTGCAGGATATCCTTCAGAAAGAGAAGCGGATATATTTTCCTGCTCCTGCTCTATAACTGACGCATCCCCAGGAAGTGCTGTTGCTATATCAGGTGCGTTCCATCCTGACCCCCTGACGCGTGACGCATGTTGACCTAATAGGTCATGACGACGTGTCTCAGCAAATGTCAATGAGTCCATCGGTGTGCCATCCGATTTTTTGGCATAGAAGTAATCATTGGCTAGGGTAAACATAGGGTATCTATCGCCAGCTTCTCCTCCTGTGCCAATCCACATCCCAGAAGCATCATCCCAATTCTCAGATGACACTTGACCTTCTGGTGTCATCTTTATCCCCAATGACCTCATCACCAATGCATGGTCTTTAGACAACTGTGCTTGTGATACATTCGGCTTCTGCATCAGGTAGTCAGATAGTCTGTCAGGCATAGCCCCTATGAATTCACCCCAAGTCTTGCCGACTCTGGGCGTAAGATATGGTGGGATATCTTTTCCTTGCCACCACTGCCATTTCAGCCAGTTAGTTATCCTATCTACGTCAGCTTGGTCTAGGGACTTACTCTTAACTAATTGGTCAACCAATTTTTCCTCCTTGACCACCAGCCATCTTCCTGGCCATCTCTATCATCGCCTTAGACCCGTTCTCTTTCACGAACCTACGCCTGTCATCAGGACTGCCGGTACGCAGCTTGTTCATAGCCTCTCTCTGGCTGACGCTCTCTTTCATCAAAGGGATACCGTCAGTGGTATCCTTCTTGAAATCCACGACCTCGCCTATGAGATTAAGGACAACCTCGGTCAATTCACTTCTTTCACCCATGGCTAACCTGCAAACTCCTGTCCTACTCTACTGGGGCTGGGGGCCTGTGGTGTGAGGGGAGCGCGTGGTGGCCGTCCACCTGGGCCACCTGTAGCCATCCCACCCATGCTCTGGTCTAGTGGCATACTGTCAGGGCCTAGTATGGACTCACCCATAGGACTGCCAGGTGGTGGCATGCCACCCTGAGCTTCCATATCTGACTGCTGTCTCTGCTGCTCCAGCATCTCCAGCAGGCCCATCTCTCGTGCCACCTCTTGTGCCAGTATCTTCTGCACCATGCTATCAGAGCGCACGAAGTCTTCCAATAGTCTGCGCCTCTCACCGGTGGAGTCTTCCAGCTTAGCGTCGGCAGACCAGTAGGTCTCCCTGCTCTTGAGGCCAGCTTGCACCTCACGCATGCCCATCTCACGGTGTTGCAGCTGCATCACAGGGTCTATCAGTTCGAAGCTGACCTTGACGGAGTAGTCATGCTCTATCTCGGTGGAAGATATGGTGTGTCCGTGGACGTAGAGGTCTAAGTCCATGATGTCTATGAGCTGTAACATCTGTTGACCAGCCACACTAGCCAGGTGTTCCAGCTGTTTGGCCGGTGCCACGAACCTGCGCATGGCGCTGGTGGATAGTATAGCTTGCTGTCCAACTGTTGATACCCCCTGTTCCCTGACACCAGCCAGAGACCGGGAGTAGGTTCCAAGTTCCAGGTCTTTATCCAGCCACTCTTCCGATGCGAACATCCACCGTGGCAGCTGCTGCACCTCCATGCGCCCAACATCACTACGGGTGTTGACCTCTATGATGTCACCCCTGGCCATCTGCTCCTGCAGCTCAGCTGCTTCACCAGTGGTGACGATGGGATTGAAGGTGGCCTCTATCAGTGCGTTATGTCTACCTGCTACGGCCTGCGCCTGGGCCTTCAGTGTGTCCAGGGCGTGGTCAAGCAGCCCTACAGCCATATATGTGGGGTCGATGGTGGATGTGCTGGTGGGTTCCTGGCCGTAACCGGAGTAAGCGTGGGCGTATGGTATGAATCCCCAGGTATTCTTCTCCACGAACAGCAGTTGACCGTCGTCTGTAGCCAGAGCGTGCCAACAATCCGTCCACCACTCGTCGCAGAGCACCATCTCAAAGGGATTATCCTTACATTCGAAGAGGTTTACCTCCACCGGACGGCCTTTACCCCTCTGTTCGTACCTGCTGTGGGTCAAATCCTCCAAATCCTGGGCCAAACGGTGGGTTCTCTTGATGGCTATCTGCGGTTCCTTGCGTAACGGGTCTAGAAGTACCCTGGCAGGGTGTGGTGCTCTACTTCTGAAGGGCATCATGGTCTTCTTCCGGTGTTCCCACAGCCTCTGACGCTGTTTGAACTCCTCGTCACTCTCACCACGGCCCTTCTTGGGCTTATCCCGCCGGTTCTGGAGCACATCTGTGTCCAGACCTGTCTCAACCACGGCATATCCGTACAGTAATAGGTGTTTACCCATCTGTTTCCACGTTAGGTTGGGTTCTAGGAGCGCAGCTTCGTCCATCACTGCCTTAAGTGCAGGTTCCAGTGCGTCTGCGTGCCTCTTCTGTACCTCGGTAGTGCCGGTGGGGCTGCGTTTCACTATAGGGTCGTGGGCCAACTGGTGGTCTACGGCGTGGTCTACCAGTGAACGTGAGCGCATGGGCTTGAACCAGCCTGGTCTGTCCATACCATCAGGCCACAGGGAGAATGTCCTGTTGTAATAGGTGTCTATGTTCTCCCATTTAGCGTGGGTGTTAGACCACAGGTCTCCCAGGTACTTACGATACTGGGCTATCATCTCTGCGGTAGGCTTCTCGGACATCTTCCCGCGTGTAGTAGCTGCCATTACCACCTTCTCCTACGACTTATGGGGTTGAGTATGCTGGCCCAGCTGGGTGTGAGTGTGTCACGTGGTTTTCCCACAGCCTGGGCGTAGCGTCTGAGCTGCCACGCTATGCCCACAGCCAACGGATAGTCATCGTGGGAGCCACCTTGCCCCTCGATACGTCCATTCTTATGAGGATTCCTTATGATATTGTAGAACTGGGCCAGCCCTTCCTCCGATGGTACGGTGATAAGCCTGGAATTGACGGCTTCTATCAACTCACCCCACAGAACGTAGCGTGACCTCTCATCGGTATGCCATCCCGCCTTGTCATCTTCCCGGTAATAGAGCTTGGGGTAGCGCATCGACTGGGCAGATGCTATAGTCAATACCCCCCAATCGTTATCCTCTATCGCCCATATCGGGCTATGGTATCTCTGGAGCAGCTTGGACGATGCCAGGGCCATCTGGTCTGGTGGCAGCAGGTTACTCTGCAGCTCTGCCACCACATATCCTGTCACTGTATCCAGTATCACCGTCACTGCGTAGTCCAGTCCTGCTCCGTGAGCAGTATCAGTACCGGCTGTATACCTCTTACCGGCGTGGAAGTCCTGATATATGTTGGCGTACACGCCACCGCAGTCCATCTTGGTGGCCGGGGGCCTCACATCGTTCTGCATCAGCCCTAATATGTCGTGGTCGAAGGCTGCTATCGTCCTTGGTGGTGCCAGGGCCTCTTCTTCAGTGGCTGGATATTCCTTCTCAAAGAGGGAAGCGTCGGAATATTCCGATTTTCTGGCATTGAACCACTCATTATCCCTGCCGGGACGCACGTTCCACCCGTAGAACATCCTTCTGAAGCCGTTCCTGGGGGATTCCTTATACGTTCTCTTGAATAATGAGTCCTGGCTGGTGCCGTTGGACGTTGAAACCAGTATCAGCTGGCCCCCAACGTCGTCGATGGTGGGTTTCACGGCTGCATAGTTCTGTTCTAGGTGCTCGTGATAGTCTGCCTCATCCATAACTATAAGAGAAGCAGTCGCAGAACGCCCCGCTTTCTCCGTTGAAGGCAGCGCCAGGATGCTGGAGTGCATCTGGGGGAACTCAAGCTCCTGCCGGGAGTCCACTCCCAACGGAACCTTCATATCTTCTGGCAGATTCTCGTATATGAACCGGCATTTAGCCAGTAGTCTCTTGGCTTCTTCCTCTCCCTGGGACAGTAACAGCACCACAGCACCATCGAAATACAGTGCTTTCCACAATGAATACGCTGCCAGGAGCCAGGAAGCGCCCGTCTGTCGTGATTTCAGCCATACCAGCAGCCTGGATTCCTCCAGGGCCTCGCATACCTCCATCAGATGGGGCCATCTCTCAAATAAGATAAGCCCCCTCTGGGGAGGAGGCTCCATCACATGCACATAATCTAGGAAATGTGTGAAGACACGGCGTGCTAACTCGTGCCGTATCTGCTCCGCTGCGCCTAGAAGCGCGTTCTTCTGGGAATCAGTCACCGATGCCACAGGGAATCACCCCCCTAATCCACCACGAAACCGCTACCCTCCACCACATCCGGTCTCTCAGTGGCTATCTCTTCCTGCAGGGCCAGTAAATCACGTAATTCCTGGGTGGTGAACTCGTCCATGTGGTGGGTTACGTTAACATCCACGTCCACATCGACCTGTTGTATCGCTTTTCCCCACCCGCGACTCAGTAACATCTCTGTCGCAGCTAGCCTGTCGCTTACCTTCGCTTCATCTATACGGCCTGACGCTACGTCAGTCAGTAGTTTTATCAATGAACCACCATCTCTGGTGGCCTGTCGTACCTTCTCCGCTAGGGCGAACCCTAGTTTGGGCCTACCGTTGGGATTCCCTGACTTCCCAGGTTGGAACTGTCTCTGTTCTAGCTCTTTCGCCATATATCACCAAATAGTTAGGTGCTGGCACGTGAGGGAGAGGCCGTACCAGCACCTGTAAGGAGGTACGGCTCTGAACCACCACAGGAGTACGGTGGCTGAGTCGTAGGTACATGATACCACAGGCTCTTTTTTCAAGATTTTACAAGATTCTGTGGCTGCGAGTTAGCCCTGCTCTTTTTATAGGTACCGGTACCCGACCCGAGGTCGCCTGTCGCCCTCAGCTCTCAGCCTGTGGTGGTGGTGACGTCAGCTGCTAGGATAGTGTATACTATGTGTACATAGGAGGGAAAGGGGGCAGCAGCGCTAGCTGTCCGGCAGGTAATCGGCCTTCTCCGATAGCACCTTTACAATCTAGCTCAGTGAACGGCCCAGGGGCAGGGTACGGCCTCAGGCAATCGGGGAGCACCTGAGAGCCTGAGAGCCTGAGAGTGCTCCGACTCGCTGAGACGATAGTCCGACCTTGTCACCAGCTGGCAGCTGCTAGCTTTGGACAGGAGTAAAACAGAATGTCTAAGCTAGAAGCACTAAACCAAATCCTAGAAGCTAGCGGTCTCACACTCAATGATTTACTAGCAGCCGTAGCTGAGACGCCTGAGGGCAAGCAATCCATACAGCGGGCGAATCAGGCTAACACAGCTGAGCAAAAAGCCCAGGAGAAGGCAGAGCGTAATCTACCCTACACTGAGCAAGCTAGGAATCACAAGGCTCTGGATACGCTGCTAATGGCATGGGTAGAGAATGATTGGACTGATGAGAAGCTGAGGGATGAGCTATCAGAGCTAGCTCCGATTCTCTCTCGCAACTTCCCACCTTGTGCCTACGCTGTCACAATCGTCAAAACTGAGGAAACCACCACGGTGACAGCTAAGCCATACCAAGAGCGTGACCCCCTGACAGAAGTAGCTAAGACACTACCAGAAGCTAAGACATCAGCTGAGCCTATCAAAGTAGCTTGGATGAGCGTTGAAGTTGACGGTGTGTGGACAAGAGAGCGCATAGAAGGTATCGGCAAGAGTCCAGCACTAGCTAGCAAGCCTATCTGGATAGCTATGCGAGAGCTAGGCTTCCCTGTGGATATCTCCACTGAGCCTGGAAAATGTCCAGTACACAAGGATACGTGTGGCGGCCACACCGGTATGCCCTCAGGCATATCATGGACTGAGCGGCTCAACCGAATCATGATTCCAGCATATATCAAGGGTACTAGCCAGCAGCG